CGCTTTCGAGACTGTCATAGCGACCGCGGACATCCGCGGCGGGATCGATGCCCCGCGCCGCGAGGCACCAATCGGCGATCAGCAATCCGCAGTCGAACACGCCGAATGCGAATGGCTTGGCGGCGGACGCGCGCAGGAACGTAGCTAGTAGCTCGGCCATTTTTCCTGCTTGAACAGCAGAAACGGCACGCGCTCGCAGAACCGGTCGCCGGGAAAGCGCGACTGCTGATCGCGGTCGCTATAGGTGCCGAACGCCGGATTGTTGCGGCCGATGTAAGGGGACTCATGCGAGATCGAGATACTTCGCGTTCCGGCATCGCGCGTGATGTCCATCGCCGTCATGATCCGCAGCGACAACGGGCAGGGATTGCCGACCAAAACCCGGTTCTGGAACGCCTGCAGGAACAGCGCCACCGGCCGCTGCATGAATTCATCGCGCTCGCCGATCGCGACCGGCAACAGATCAGCCGAGACGCCGGAGATGCCGAGCGTGCCGGTCGAGGCCGCGCCCGACAGGCCGCCGGCGAGGCCAGAGATCGAAACGAGGTCGCCAAGCCCGTCCCAGGCAAAACCATCGAGAGTGTTCAGCCGGCCGAAACCGGTCCACACCCGCCGGGTTGCAGACAGAAAATCGAACTTGATCAGCACCGCGATGCCGGGATCTCGCGAGGAGACGACGGCGGCGACATCAGAGGGTATCGCCATCAGCCGTACCGCATCTGTTGCTGCGCCACGGCCGCCACGGCGCGCCGCTCGATCGAGGAGTGCAAAGCCACCAGCGACTGCTGCAGACGATTCACGGCCGCCGCATCGGCGCCTGTGGCATCGATATTATAGACCGGCGCGACGGTGACGCCGCCGCCGCCACTGCGCGCCGCCACCGCGTTCGGCACTACCTGGGCGCCGCGCGGCAGGTTGACGATCTCAGGCCCCTTCTCGCCGACCCATGTCGGACCGCCCGACCAGTTGTCGGTGCCTTCCGCGTTCTTGCCGATCGAACCGACGCCGAGCAGATTTGAGAAGGCGCTGAGGCCGCCACCGGCGCCCGGATTGAAGAAGGACGCAAAGACGGAGTTGATCGCCGCCTTCTCCAGCGTCTTGATCAGGCTGGAAAACACATCGTTGAGATTTTTGCCCTCGACGACTGCATCGGCGAACGCCGTCGATAGCGCAGAGCCAATCTGGGAGCTGGCACTATTGATCTTCTGGAGGGAATCCTTGGCCTTGTCATAGGCCCCGGTGGCAGCTCCCAGCGTTTGCGTCGTGAGGAGGAACTGGGAACGGTGTTCTTTCGTCAGCTCAATGCCGGCGGCCTGCAGCGCCTGCGTGGCCGACATCGAGGTCCGGAGCTTTTCGTAAGCATCGATCTGCGCCTGCGTCACCTCGCCCTCATCCCGCATGATCGCGTTCAGAAGCTGGAATTCTCCGCGCAGCTGCGCCTGCACCGCGCTGTTCTCGAAAACGGCCGCCGTATCTGCCTTCACCGTCGCGGTGCGCTTTGTGATCTGGTCGACGCCGATCTCGAACTGATCGCGCTGTTCTTCCACCGGCTTGATGCCGGGGTTGACGCTCGGCGTCGGGTTGGTTCGAATCTCGACCCGGACACCCTTATTGAAGTTCAGGATGCGATCGCTCAACAAGGCTAAATACTTATCCAGCGCCTCGACCGTTAGTTTCCCGTTCTCCTCTAAGCCAGCCACTTGGAAAAGCTCAATCGGATTAAGTGGTTTGGTCTGAACATCCACTTCGGTGCCAAGAAAGTCTGCCTTCCGCGTCGAGTTATCAGCCAGCTTTTCGCGGATTGCGAAGATGTCTTCGTACCTCTTATTCAACTTGTCCAACGGCGCCGTATCTATGTCTGTCGGGATGGCAAATTCCTTGATTGCCGACAGGGCGGTAAAGACCTGACCGACATACCCGATCAGCTTCGTCGCTCCGTTCACCGCCTCATTGAGCAGCGGCAGGAATTCCCCCAAAGCTGCGCGCATGTTCGCGCCCCACAGCGCCGAAGCCTTGTTCCATTCGGTAGTGAATTCCTTTGCCTTGTTGATCGTAGCATCGTCGATCACGGCGCCGGCGGCATTGGCCTGAGATGCCAGGCGCAGGAAATTGTCGCCGGCGTCGAAGATCGCCTGCGAGGCCTGTTTCGAGATGCCGAGGAAGCCGCCGATCTGCAGCGCATCCTGAATGCTCGGCGCGCGCTTGATGATGTCGAAGGCCTTGGTCAGAAGTTCGTTGGTATCTTTCAGCTTGCCATTCGCGTCCGTTAGCGCGACGCCGTTCGCAACGAATACGCGCGTCAGATCGTTGGCCTTTGACTTGGAATCATTGAGCTTGGACGCGAACGAATCCAGCGAGGAGTTGAAGTCCTTGTCGTCAATGCCGATCGCGGCGGCGCCAAACTTCAGTTGCTGGAAACGTCCGAAAGACAGCCCTACCCGCTCCGCCGTTTTCGCCATATCCGACAGGCTATTGTTGAGCGCCGCAACCAGGGCAATCAGTCCGGAGACCGCGACACCGCCGGCGACAATCGCAGTGCCGAGCGTCGAGAAATTGACACCAGGATTGAGGCCCGCGAACGAACTTTCGATCTTGCTGACGGTGCTGTCAGCAATATCGCCGGCCTGGTTCATGTCGGCGGCGAACTGATCCAGTTTCGCGCCGAGTGCGACGACAAGGTCATTGGACATTATGTGCTACCAGCATCTGTTCGAATTCCAGGTCAGTGGGCGGGGCAACCTGATCCTCGGCACCATTCGCTCGATTGAAGCCCTCGACGCATGCGCCGAGCTGCCAGAACGAACAGCGGTCGACCTGCTCCGGCGTGTAGCCTATTGCAGCGCCGGTCCCGTAGAGTCTTGAGAACTTGATGGGGGCGTTGATGTCGGGTTCGTCGTCACCGTCTTTTTTTTTGACAGTTCATCGCCGGGCGCACCAGCCAGTCCCGCCATCAGCACCGCAAGCGCCGTGGTCATGTGGATCAGCGGCGCTTCACCGTCGAAATATTTCACCATCTTGCGGTGAGCCGCATTGAGCGGCATGTCGGCGCCGATCAGGCCGAGCATCAGGATGTCGCGCGCATCGTCCGGCCAGGCATCGTTCGCCTTCAGAAGATTGACCAGCGACATCGGACCGACCAACGGCGCGCCGATCGCGACGCGGCGGGTGTTGACACGCTCCTGTAACTCGCGGAACTGACCGATTCCGAACTTGAATTTGTTCGGTCCGTCGCCCCATACCAGCGTGATGCTGCCGTCCGCGCTCATATTTTCCCCTTGATGAAGGCCGCATTACCGCGGGCACTGTGCGTCACGGTGACCCCGGCGTTCGAGTAGTTCGACGCGCGGATATCGCGCAGCTTGTTGTTCTCTTCGATGGCCTGATCGACCGTTTCCGCGGCCATCTGTCGGCCGACCTGCTCATATCGACGCGATGTCGAATAGAAGAACGGCTCGGCCTTCTCTTTTTCAGTGCCAAACTCTGTTGCCACGGCATAGTCGTATGCAGCGCCTGCCGCGGTGCGGCGCGTCGTTGGCGTCCCGCCCGCGATCACCAGGACGGTGACGCGAACGCGATTGCCGAACGAAACCGAAATGTTCTTCTTGCGGATCGAGTTCCTCAGGGCCCCGCTTGCGATGGGCACAGCACCACGCATGTTTTCCATCAGCTCGTCCGCCTGCCGATTGAGATTGTCCTCAAGCGCGCCGGCGAGTTGCTGCTGGAATTCCAGCATGTCGGTCCGAAACCGTTTGACGGTCGGATTGCCGCTATAGGGCACTAGGGAGCATCCACCCAGCTCACGGCGCCGTCGTTCACCATCGTGCAGTCGATGTTGACTTTCTGGCCGCGCACGCCGGTGAACTTTGCGGAGCTCATGATGAAGCTGCCCTGCCAGTAACCCAGTGCCGGGTCATCCAGCTTGATCTGGATGTTTTTCGACTGCGCGTTCATGAACCAGTCCTTCCATGTCGGAAAAGCCTCGATCGCCATGACGCCGGAGCCGCTGATCGTGGCCGACAGCGCGTTGACGTCCTTGGCTTCCCAGGCCGGCGCTTCCGGATCATCGCAGTCCGGGATCAGCGTCGAGTTGGTCGACGCCGCGAGATCGAAATTGCGCGTCGTCAACCCGCAGGGCTGCGAAAAGACTTCGGGAGTGGCACCATTGCCAACCAGGATCAGAAGTTTGGTACCGGCAATAACCGTCGGCTGTGCCATTGAAGTCACCTTTCATCGTTAAGCGCACAACGGCGCCGCGTTTAGGAGGGCTGGATCAGGGAGTGGAACGTGATCGCCGCGTGACGGGTCAGGCCATCGGGATCGCGGAGATAGTTGACGCTTTCGACTTCGAACACGACGACGGTAAAACCCGGCAGCGACATCGGCTGGTCATCGAGCAATGCAAGGATGGCCTTGGCGATGCTCTTGACCTCGGCAAAGCCCTTTTCCTGCGACCATGCATGGACCGTCGGATAGGCGATCACGCCGTCGATGCAGTCGGCCTTGTCGGGAAGCACCTGGCACTCACCCAGCGTGACGTAGGGATAGGTCGGATTGACCGGCGGCTCGTCATAGACCTTGTCGCCGACGGCGTCCCCTACATTGCCCGTGAGGGCTGCCAGCAGCGCTTCCTGCAGTTCGCCGCTGGGATCAGACATCGTCACCCTCGCGCTTCACGACCTTGCCGGCCCCTGCATCGACGATCGCGCGGACCGCCGCTTCCGGCACGCGCTCGTAGGTTCCGCCGCCAAGATACTGGACGAAGACGTGCCGCTTCGCGCGATAGGAAAAGTCACGCGACATGGCGACCGTCTTCATCGGTTAGTTCGCGACGCCGGTGGCCTCGATGCCGATCGACAGCACGGTCGCGGACTTGGCGAGCCCGATCAGGCAGAGATATTCGCCGGTGCCGACGTCGGCGATCGGGCAGATGCCGCCCGGGGTGTCGGACAGATAATAGGCGATGTTCGGCGTTAGCGTCGCGCCGATGGTGACGTCGCCAGATGTGAGGACATTGACCGGCTGGTTCAGCGCCGCAGTGTTGGCCGCGACGCCCTGCGCGGTCCGTGCTGCGACGGTCGCCGAGTTGGAATCCGCCAGCTGCCATTTGTGTGTGGTCGGATCGAGATAGACGGTCTTTCCGGCAGCGATCGCCTCGCCGGCGGTGCCGGAAGCGCGGCCCTGGCCGGTTCCGGAGATAACGACGTTGGCGGCAGTGATGGCAATGTCAGTCATGACGGACTTCCTTTTGGTTTGGAGGAAACGAACTAGCCGGAGATACGCAAATTCAGCCGAACGAGCGTGCCGTCGATCACCTTCGGATCGCAGATCGTGACCGTGCGCGGATTCTCGCCGCGCATCAGAACCTTGTCGGGCCCGTTCTCGCGCGGGATGCGCTGATCGATGCTTTCCGGCTCGACGAAATTGTTGCCGGGCCATCCCGCCGCGGTGATTTGCGTCGGCGAGATGAAGACTTCGAACAACGCGACCTTCGGACCGGGTGCGCTCTCCGGGTTGACGATGCGATTGACCCGCGCTCGGCACGTCACATCGATCGGATCCCGCCCCGGCAACTGCCGGCGAAGCACGACATCCTCGCCATTGCGCTTCAGCGCGGCGTCCAGATCCGCAATCGCCTGCGCCGCCGTGATCATCAGACACTTCCCGGATTGCGAAACCGACCGAGCTGGCTCGCAACCGCATCAGGCAAGCCGCTGGCCGACGCCGAACCCGGAAGCGTTCCGG